AGGAAAGGAAAGTATCCGCGATACCCTTCAGCATGTTAAGGACGGAAGAGAAAATGCCCTTGATGCCGTTCCATATCCCGGAGAAAATCTCCTTCACGCCAGTCCATGCCTGATCCCAGTTCCCGGTAAAAATCCCGGCAAACACATCGAACAAGCCGGTCAACACGTCGAGTACTGTGCCAAGAACTGTGGAAATCACCTCGAAAGCCGCCTCGAATACCGGGGCCAGCACAGCGCAGAAGCCATCCCAGACAGCTTTCAGCACCTCGGTGATGTCTTTGAAGTCAAATCCCAGCGCATTCAGCCGGTCGGTGATTCCCTGGGCAAATGCCTGGAACTTGGCCTTGATTCCTTCCCAGATCGCGATGATCTTGTTGCGGAATTCCTCATTGTTCTTCCAAAGATTGACGAAGGCGGCTACCAGTACAGCAACAACCGCAACTACTGCAAGCACCGTACCGGATACACCGCCGAGGGCTACCTTCAAGGCCTTGAATAAGCCACCGGCCTTTTTGACCGATGACCCGACCTTGAGGATTCCTTTCCCCAGTTTGGCAAAGGCTTTCATGCCCGTGCCAACTTTGCTGATCACCGTTCCCAGTACCACCAGCAGCGGGCCGATGGCAGCTGCAAGCGCAGCAACCTTCAGGATGGTCTGTTTCTGAGCGTCGGACATGCCGTTCAGTTTATCCACGAACTGCTGGATCTTGGTGACCACTTTGCGAATGATCGGCATCAGCAGTTCACCGAAAGAGATCGCTAGCTCCTCCAGCTGGGATTTCAGGATAGTCAGCTGCCCTTTCAGATTATCCTGCATGGTAGCCGCCATGCTTTCCGCCGTGCCGTCGCAGTTCTCAATGGCAGTGGACAGCTTGTCGATATCCTCCGGAGCCGCGTTCATCAGGGCAAGGAAGCCGGACATAGCATTCTTTCCCACGAGGGATTCCGCCGCAGCTGCCGCCTCCGATTCGGACAAGCCGGAGAAAGCCACACGGCAATCAGCCAGAATGTCAGAAAGCTCACGCATCGAACCATCTGCGTTGGTGGTGGCAATGGTCACGTCGCCGATTGCCGCGCCAGAAATCTTCACTTCACCGGCGAGGTTGTTCATGATGGTACGGAGCGCCGTACCTGCCTGGCTTCCCTTGATACCAGCATTGGCCATCAGGCCGATGGCTTCCGCTGTGTCTTCTGCAGAGAAACCGAGCGCACCGGCAATAGGCGCACAGTACTTGAAAGTTTCGCCCATGAGGGAGACATTCGTATTGGCGTTGGAGCTTGCCGCCGCGAGGATGTCCGCGAAGTGACCGGAATCGCCCGCCTTCAGTCCGAAAGCGGTCAGGGCGTCCGTTACAATATCGGAAGTCGTCGCCAGGTCCTCACCGGAAGCTGCCGCAAGGCTCATGATGCCGTCAATACCGTCGACCATATCCGCCGATTTCCAGCCAGCCATGGCCATGTACTCGAAAGCGGATGCAGCTTCTGTTGCGGAGAACTTGGTCTTGGCACCCATCTCACGGGCTTTATCCCGAAGGCCCTGCAGGTCATCCCCAGTCGCTCCGGAGATGGCGGCCACCTTGGACATGCCTTCATCAAAGTCCGCTGCCGTCTTTACCGCAGCCGCTCCAAGCCCCACGATGGGAGCCGTCACATGGGTAGTGAGCGTCTTGCCTGCCGAAGTAATGCTTTTACCGACCTGCTCAAACTTACCGCCGACCTCTTCGATCTTGGCAAGGGTGGCATTGGTAGAAGAAGCCTGAGATTCGAGTGTCTTCAGCGCCTGTTCGGTCTCCTGTATTTCCCTCTGCAGGGCATCATACTGTTCCTGGGTGATCTCTCCTTTTGCCAGCTGCTCGTTAGCCTGCTCCGCCGCCGTTTTAAGAGTCGCCAGCTTTTCCTTGGTTTCCTTGATGGCGTCACCCAAGAGCCGCTGCTTCTGGGCTACCAGCTCAGTATTGGAAGGATCGAGCTTCAGCAGCTTCTCCACGTCTTTCAGCTGAGACTGGGTGTTCTTGATCTCCTTGTTGACTCCCTGCAATGCAGAGGTCAATTTTGTGGTATCACCGCCAATCTCAACGGTTATCCCTTTCAGATTCGCCACTATTCAATCCCCCCTTTCCCGCCATAGCGCAGGCGTATTATTCAGTCGCAGAAGGCTGTAAAAAAGGAGCCAATGGATGCTGCTCCATAAGCTCCCGTGTCCGTTTGATGTTTTTCTGTTTCAGGGCTTCTGCCCTGCGAATAAAATGCTCCTTTACGGGTTTCACCCGGATCAGGTTCCGCATCTTCGTGTACTCCGCAATGTCCGCCCGTAAGGCAGAGTCCGTTGCACACACAGGATAGAGCTCGCCGCACTCCGGGCAGCGGAAGAAGGTGAACTCGATGTCTCCTTCCAGGTAGGTCTCCGGCATGACGGACTCCGACGCAGCGGAGCACTTGTCGCATTTGATCTGCATATTTCCTCCCATCAGATCCGATCCATGTCGGTCTGGTTGGCTTCTTCGCGCCACTCGATCTTGTCACGGCTACTCTCATTGAACATGTCATTGACAAGGCCAATGGTAAGCAGGTCAAGGTCTGCGATATCCAGGCCCAACTGAACACAGCGCAGCATAAACAGAGCGGTCGTCATAGGCCGCTCCGTCTTCCTCAGTTTTTTCTTGCGGGAACCGTAGTCTTGATGTTCATGCCCCACAGGTCGATCAGTTCCGGAAGGATCTGATAAATGCTGAAGGTGTTGAACTGGTCAAGCCACTCATCGGGCCCTGCATACTTCTCTTCTGGATGTGCAGCCGCATACATGACAAAAGCCAGGTCCTCAAACATTTCTAGAGAGAACCCGTCCAGAGTGGAGGCCTCCTCTGTCTGATCTTTGATGGTATCGTTCAAAACCATCAGGTCCTTGTACACATCGCGTCCGAATCGGTTTCTATAGATACGGGGAATCGCGGCTGAGGCCTTGAATTCTACAGGCTTGCCGTCAATTTCGATCATTTTGGTAACTGCCATGGCGTTTATCTCCTCTCAAAAATCATGTAGGGAAAGCGGGGAGTATTTCATCCCCGCCGTCAGTCTCAGCCATTGGGTTCCTCATTGCCGCCCTGCTCTTCCTCTTCCTCTTCAGGAGTCTCAGCCGGGGGCATATACACCGCATCGTACCAGGCATCGTACACAGCCTTACTGGTATTGACGCTGGACTTAGCCTTCACATAACCGCTTGCCAGCGCGGAAGCGATGATGGACAGTTCCTCGGTCTTGACTTCCTTCTCGTCTTCCTTGGTATCACCCTCGGCAGACGGACGGGAGGCGCTGCAGCAGTAGAACACATGGCGAATGGCATGCTGGTCGCCCGTGAACTCGAACAGGAGAGCGAAGCGCTCAAAGGTCGTATTGGCGTTTTCCAGCAGGACGCCATTCTCGTCCTCTTCCTCATGCAGGATATCCTTGAGGAATTCCTCCGGGATCAGGGCCAACTCCAGGTCGCCTTCATATCCCGCATTATTGTTGAGAACCACATACACGATATCGTCCGCATAGAAGTTCTCACTTTCGCCTTCCGGGTCAAGGGAAAGGCTCACCGCGCCGGGCAGGCGCTTGGGGGTATCGTAGGTGACGTTCCCGTCCTCGTCGAAGGTTGCCTTGGCATAGTAGCAATTCTTCAGACCGTAACGCACCTTGTTTTTCTTCTTGCTCATAGGGTCAATCCTCACTTTCCGGCTCCTCGGAGCCATTTTCGTTTTCGTCCTCGCACTGCAGGTCGAGCGTCACCTCGTAGAGGACTTCATACATCTTCTCTTCCTCGATCCAGACCTCGGATTTCTGGAAGAACATCTCATGCTCCGTGAGGAGCTTCTCCACCCGCTGTTCCAGAGGCGGGTTTTTCTCGTCCGTGTACAGCTCGATGTCCAGCTCATGCAGCTGGTAGTACACGGTATTGTCCGCGCCGAACGGAATACTTTTCGGATACAGGAAACAAATGAAAGGCGGATCCGGAGACTCACCTTCCGCAAAATGGTCATAGGCAATGGGGAGTGAAAGCTCCTCCAGCACCTCGACGACTTCATTGTGTGTCATGGTCTTTCACCCCTTCACTGCTTTCTCGATCAGGCTTTCCAGCATTTCTTCACCCATCTCCTCGGCAGGCACAATATGCGGGATAGCCCGGACCCGTCCGCCGCCGCGCTTTGCATGGCCCTTCTCCAGAAGGTGAGCCAGCATGTAGCGGTTCGGACTATAAACGGTCTGCTGCAGCATGTTGCTGCTCTCCGCCGTGGTCTTTGTCTTCCAGCTCTTGGCGTAACGTCCGGTCCGGACTGGAGCAGAAGAATTGATCTGTTCTTTCACTGCCTTCGCAGATTTGCGGACAGCTGACTTCACCTTCTCAGAGGTCAGATTTGCATATTCCTCCAGGCTCTCGTTGATCACGCTTGCCAGCTCGTCCACGGAAATGCTCCTGCTCATGCCGCGCCTCCCTTCTTCTGAAGCTTGCACACGATGCGGATGGTCTTCTTCTGGTAGTTCATGAAATCCACAGTCTGGATATCATAAGAATCGCCATGGAAAGCAACCCGGTAGTGTGTGCTGTCCAAATCCTTCAGCTCCGTGCAATACCGCACTTCAAAGTTGATGGTCCGCTCCTCTGTCGTGGTAGCTGCCTCATTCTCCTTGTCGTACTGGTAGGTGGAGGCATAGGTAAAACAGGAAAAGTAATCTGTCCAGACGTTTTTGTGGTTGCCATACTTATCGATGACCACTTCGTTCTTCTGAACGGTCAAGCGTTCATTGAACCTTGCGATATCCCGTTCCATCAGAACACCCCCTCGCGTACAGAGGAGAGCAGGTTACGGAGTGTCATGACCAGATCATGATGATCAGCCTCTTCCCGGTGCTCATAGAGATAACCCAGGCAGTAAAACACAGATGCTTTCAATAGTACCTTCAGCTGCGCCGTTTCTGCTTCATTCAGTTCCTTGCCACGGATCGTGATGGTCTCGTCCGTACACACAGCGTTCCACTCAGCTGCGCTCATCCTAGCCACATCGCAGGACAGCTTTTCAGCAGAATGAAGGAGGCTGTCGATCAAGCCGTCATCCATGCTGCTGTCCACCCTGAGATAGGTTTTGGCGTCTTCAATTGTAATCAGGCTCATCTCTCCAGCCTCCCTTCATAGGATGATGAGCAGAGGAAGTTCCTCTGCTCCGGTTACAGTTCATCAACCGCCAGGCGTCTGGTTCTCGTCAGTACCGCCGCCGGTCGTGTCACCGCCAGTGGTCGCAGCCTTCGTACCTGCCATCTTCAGGACCTTGACAGACTCGGGCAGAATCAGGCGGCCGTCCACACGCTGGGTGGTCATGAAGCCGACCTGGTCGGTGCGGGCATACAGCTCATTCAGACGGCGGAAGGTACGGTTCTGGCGATCAGCTACCCAGTAGTTCTTCAGGTCGCCGAACAGCAGAACGCGCTCGCCTGCCGCGATGCCGGGCATGAAGGAGCTGGTGCGGATCGGGCGGCCCAGGATGGTATCAGGCTTGGCGATATCCAGAGAAGGCTTCCAGATATAGTTGTCGTTCTTGTCCTTCAGCTTCATCAGCTGCAGGAGCAGGGTCTCGTTGCAGACGAACTGAGCGTTCCGGCGGTACGGGCTCTTGAGGCTGTAGTAAAGATCAAAGATCTCATCGAAGGAAACGATATCCTCCTCAGCCGCAGTCACGCCAAGCTGAGCGCCGCCGGTCTCTGCCAGGATACCCAGAGGCTTCTTGTCGCCGTCGCCGGTGAAGAAAGCACGCTCTTCCGCATTGCCCATCGCCACACCGAAACGGGCAGCGATATAGCTGGCGAGATCGAAAGCAGAGTCATGAAGCAGCTCGTTGCTGATCTTGATCATCGTGCCCAGCTTGTAGGCAGAGAGCGTGGTTTGGCCGAACTGAGTGTTGGTCTCAGGAATCTCCTCGCCTTCATCGATCCAGGACGCTTCCATGGTGTCGGTCGCAATCGGGATCTTGCGGGTACCGGAGTTGGTGCGGATGACGGTCGCCAGCTGGCGGAAGATGTTATTCTCCTCCAGGGCCTGGATCAGCTTACGTTCAAACTCGTCGGGCACGGTATAGCCGCCCTCGGTGTCTTCACCTACGGACAGTGCGTTGCGGACCGCAAACTGGTCGCCCTGGTTGCGGATCATGTCCCAGAAGGCTTTGCCGTACTCGTCGGTAGCGGTCGGAGCTACATTCTCCGCCTTGTGTCCGCCCATGGGCTTGTTGGTGACAGGACGGGAAGTCGGCTGAGAGAGCTGGGCTTCAAAAGCCGCCTGTTCCTCCAGACGCTGAATCTCCGTGCCGAGGGCCTGCACATCTGCCGCCATGCGGTCATACTGTTCGACAGCGGAAGCCTCGACAAGGCCGTTCTCGCCGCGATGCTCCTCCAGGAAAGCCTTGGTCTGCTCCCAGAGGGTGTTGCGCTTGTTACGCAGTTCCATAATCTTATTCATAGATAGACCTCTTTCTCCGGCTTTCGCGCCGGTCGTTTTTTGATTTGTGGTATAAAGAAAGCCGGGGCAGCTCATTTCAGCCACTCCAGCTTGTCTTTCAGGATTTCATACGGCATTGCGCCGTCTTTGGTTTTTCCGTTCATGCCGATCACCGGCACTTCCGATTTGTCTTCCACAGGAGGATCTGTCAGCCCTGCCTCGGGAGGTTTCGGTGCCGCAGCATCGGCTTGCGGTTCAGGCTTACAGTCCGCACCGAGCCGGTTGAGGATGGTTTCACCCATAAGCCGCGAGGAGAAGAGCCACATGGCATCCGTCCCGCCGAGCTTAAAGGGCTTTTTCTTTTCCTCTTCGCTGCCGCCTTCTTCATTTCCGTCTTCCTCCTTGTCGGGCTCATCCGGTTTCTCGTCCGGATCTTCCTCGGGTTCCTCCACCGGTTTAGGCTTATCCGTAAACAGAATCTCATCAGCGAAACCCAGCTCTACAGCCTTTTTGGCGTTGAGCCAGGTCTCATCACTCATGAGCTTACTGATTCGGTTCCGAGAAAGACATGTCTTCGCCGCGTAGGCGTTGATGATGCTCTCCTTGACCTCGTTCAGGGTCGTGATCGCTTTCTCCATATCCTTGGCATTGCCCATGGCGATGGTGGAAGGATCATGAATCATGAGGAGAGCCGTCGGAGACATCTGCACAAGGTTTCCAGCCATCGCCACAACCGACGCAGCGGATGCCGCAATGCTGGCGATCCGAACCGTCACGCTGCCGGGATAATCCCGAATCATTGTGTAGATCTCAGCCGCAGCAAACACATTCCCGCCCGGCGAGTTGATCCAGAGGGTAATATCACCCTCCTCCGCATAGAGTTCATCCCGAAACATCTGCGGAGTAATCTCATCTCCCCAGAAGGACTCCGAATCAATCGGTCCTTCCAGGCGAAGAACCCTTCCGCCGCTATCGTCGTGAACCCAGTTCCAAAACTTCATCACTTCGGTTTACCTGCCTTTCTGGGGTCTCTGTCCCCGTCGTTCTGCCTTGCGCTGTGCATGACGCTCGGCATGGTTTTTGCTCTCATCCTGTTCCTCCTCTTCTTCATCCGGTGTGTCTTCCTGTTCCTCGGGTGGATCGTCCGCCTGCTGTTTTTCCTGCTCCGCTATCTGGTTGCTGCCATAAGCAGAACCAGCATCCTTGAGCTTGGTGTAGGAACCGTTCAGGTAATAGTCATCCCCACCTTCCTCAGCAGGAATCAGGTCCATGTTTTCCAGCCTGCGGATATCGTTGGGAGAAAGAAAACCATTGGAAAAGCCCACCGCATAGCCGTCCATGCGGCTCTTGTAGTCGCCGCGCATGAGGCCGTCTACATTGAACTTCGGGAAATACGTATCCTGCTCTTCCTCAATCAGGACGTCCTTGATCAGAGCCTGCTCGATCCGTACCAGCCACGGCATGATCGTGTGCATCACGAAATCAATGGACTGATGCTCGATATTGTTGAAGGTCGCCCGCTTCAGGTCCTGGACCATGTGCGGGGGCACACGGAAAATGCGGCAGATCTCTTCCACACCGAATTCTCTGGTCGAGAGGAACTGGCTGTCTTCCGGAGGCAGCGAGATCGGTTTATACGCCATGCCCTCTTCCAGCACTGCTACCTTGTGAGCGTTTCCCGGTCCGCCGTAGGCGTTCATCCAGTTATCCCGGATCTTCTGCGGGTCTTTGAGCACACCCGGATGCTCTAACACACCGGCTGGCTGCGCACCATTCTTGAAGAAAGCGCTGCCGTACTTTTCTACAGCCAGGGTCGTGCCCAGCGCGTTCTTCATCATGGCGATGGGTGAAAAGCCTACGAGGCCATTGAAACCGAGCCCTGGGATATGCAAGATCTCGTCCCTCTGGAAGATGATGTCCTTATCATGCTCACCCGGAACTTCGTCCGTGTAGGCATGGTAGGTGTAAAACAGATCCCCGTTCTCCGCCCGGTCGATCTCCACGTTTTCCGGGAGCAGCGGATAGAGGCCCAGGATGCCGTTCTTCCCGTCACGTACAATCTGCGCATAGGCGTTGCCCCACAGGAGCAGATGCATCATCATGGCTTCCCGGAAGGAGAAGCTCGTCATCTCCGGATTCGCCTGCCGGTACAGGATTTTATACAGCGGATGATCTGTGGCGCGTTCTTTTCCATCACCCTTCTCGGTGAACTTATAAAGATGCAGCGGCAGGCTCGCTACCGTTTCCGCCAGAAGCCGCACACAGGCATACACCGTTGCGATCTGCAGCGCAGATTTCTCATCCACTCGCTCTCCGCTGAGCGTCTGCCCGAAGACAAAAATACCGCCCGAGTCCCGGACGTTGTCTTCGATCTTCGGCAGCTCCTCATTGGGGGCGTCTCTCGGCTTACTAAAGCCGAACCATTCTCTCCAGCCCATATGCTTCCTCCTCAAAACACCCAGAGCCCATGCTCGGGGTCGTCATATACACTGCCCTGCTGTTCATGGCGGATCGCCCTGTCCAATCCCATGATCCAGGCAACGATGCCGTCGATCTTCTCCGTACTCTTTTTCTTGCTGGGTTTGATGTTCTCCGCTGCGTCGATCTCAGCCACCACATTTCCTGCCATCCAGCGGAGCACTGGATTTCCACCGTGGATGATCTTGCCTTCCAGCAGGAGCTTGTACAGTTCCTTCATGCCTGGGCTCATATCCTTGAAGCCCATACCGATGGGAACCATGGTAAAACCATCGCCCTCCAGATCGGTGATCAGCTGGGTGGCGTTCCACCGGTCCACGCCGATTTCTTTGATGTTGAACTGGGTATGCAGCTCATTGATTGTCTTCCGGACAAAGCCGTAATCGACTACATTTCCCTCCGTCACATGGAAAAGCCCCCGTTTCTCCCAGACATCGTAGGGAACATGATCCCGCCTGACTCGAAGATCCAGCGTCTCCCTTGGCAGCCAGAAGTGCGGCACCACGATGTATTTATCTCCCTCGTTCATCGGAGGGAACACCATGACAAAAGCCGTGATGTCACTGGTACTGGAAAGATCCAGTCCGCAGTAGCACTCACGGCCCTTCAGACGCTCTATATCAATTGGGATGTCTCCCAAGTCATAGATGTGTTCCGGTATCCAAGCCACTGTACTGCCGACCCACTGGTCGAGGCGGAGCTGCCGGAACACGTTTTCCTCTGCAGGGTTGGTCAGTGCCTCCCGGTAGGCGTCCCGTACCCGGTCAAGCTGAATCGTGTATCCCAGCGACGGGTTTGCCTTATACCAGTTCTTTTCATCGCCCCAGTCATCTTCATCATCGAGTCCGTACAGAACCGGATAGAATGACGGATCAATGCGAGTTCCCTTCAGCACATCCTTTGCCTTGTTGTGGACCTCGTAGCAAATGCTGTTCCGGTCCGTTCCCGCTGTTGTGATCAGAAAGTATAACGGCTGCAATCGCGCATCGCCAGAACCCTTGGTGAGAACATCAAACAAGTTTCTGTTGGGCTGCGTATGCAGCTCATCCAGACACAGAGCACTCACGTTCAAACCGTGCTTGGTGCCGACCTCCGCTGACAGCACCTGATAAAATCCGGCATTGGTGTAATTCACAATCCGCTTCGTCGCCCCCATGATCTTGCTTCGCTTTAGCAAACCAGGCGTCATTTCCACCATGCGTTTGGCCACATCAAAGACAATGGAGGCTTGCTGCCGGTCTGCCGCTGCACCGTAGACTTCCGGAGAAGCCTCTCCGTCCGCATACAGCATATACAGGGCAATCGCCGCAGCCAGTTCGCTCTTTCCGTTCTTCTTAGGGATCTCGACATAGGCCATGCGGAACTGCCTGGTCCCGTCCGCCTTTACAATGCCGAACAGGTCACGGATAATCTGCTCCTGCCAGGGCAGCAGCCAGAATGGTTTTCCTGCCCAGCGGCCTTTTGTGTGGGGGAGCATCTCAATAAAGCGAACCGCCCGGTCCGCCTTATCCGGATCATAATGAGAATCGGGAAGCATGAAACTGGAAGGCGTGTAGTTTTCCAGAACCGGATAATTCTTCGGTTTCGCGCTTCCCATCAGCTACCTCCCAGCAGCTCATCCATCTCATCCACATGCCCGGCGCTGCTCTCATTCCCGGCAATGATCCTGCTTCTTGCCGCAGGCGTCAGGCCGAACTGCTCCGCAAACTGATTCATGAGCCGGAGATACTGCTGCGCGATACTGATGTAGGGCACCTGCTGCGGATAACCGGAAGGCGTGCGGATTACCAGGCCACGATCCGTAATCCGTTCCTCTGCCTGTTTCCATCTGGCGTAGGCCTGACAGTAACCGGCAAAGGCAGCCATATCCACTTCCGTCAGCACACCGAGTGTCTCCATCTTTTTAGCAAGTCGCCGCCACTCCTTTTTCGCTTCCGGCTCCAGCCACTTGGGGCAAGGGGGAGCCTTTTTCTGGGGCTTTGGCTCTTTATCGTTCAGCGGCCGTTTGCCGGGGTTGCCTTCCAGTTCCTTAATCGCTGTAGGCGTCGGCTTTCTTCCCTTAGTCGCCATATCCGATCCCTCCTTCCCGAAAAATGGCGTAAAGAAAGGACCTGCGGAATTGCTCCACAGATCCTCGCGCTCTTCTGACACTATCACTATATCAGAAACTGCAATATTGTTTGTCCACGATTTTACTCATTGACGGTTTCATTCGTTAGGAGTCTTCACATGACCATCATGCGGTTTCCCGCGCTCCTTGCGGTTCAGGGTGTTCCGATGCCGCCAATTCTATCCCCAGTGTGTGTGCTGTTGAGGCGGTTCCGGCTCCGCCCTCTTTCGACGATATCATGATATCAGAAATCGCAATGGAGTTTGTCCACGATTTTACTCATTGAAAAAGCCTGCAGAAAATCATCTGTAGGCTCAAAATAATGCGTCGATCTTATCGTATTCTTTCTGGAGTCTTGCGACCTCCTGGGCAATGCACTGCCTGCGGAATCCGTTCTTGCAGGCTTTTCCTTCCTGGATCAGCCGTTTGATCTCGGCCTTTCGCCTGGTCAATACTTCAATCTCATTGCCCTCCTGGGCATCCTTGTAATCCCGTTCGAATGTCGTCATCGCTCCGCCCCTCCTCACTGCGCCATGCTCCAGGCCAGGGCGTGGCCGTTATCCGCGAACATTTCGGCACTGACCGCCGTCAGCCTGATCTCACCTTCGCAGGTGTGATCCGCTGTGGTGTATTCGTAAACTGCGCCGAAGTAGCTGTTCTGGTTCCGGCCACTGTAGTAGTATCCGGCGAGGAGAACCTTGTCTCCGAAATTCACCGTGCAGCTCCAGCTGCAGGCGAGGTTCTCAGGGGTGGTGGTCTCCGGCAGGCGGTAGGTGCGGGCGTTTTTTTCAAGGTTTGTCATGGTCTTGTTCCTCCTTTGGTCGTTTGCCTTTCGGCATGTGTATATATCACTCTACTCGGAAGAAATATCAAGTTATATTTTCGGATTATCGGAAGATTTTTCAGGAATAATCTGCACAAAGATCCAGAGGGTATTTCGTGTATATTATGACGTGAAAAACAGCCATGTGAGGCCGTTTTCCCGGCTTCGTTCGGTGTGGATCAGGCCCGCTTTACATCCACCAGCCAGCTGGCTCTCTCGTGGGTTTCGCCGGTCGCCTTCTCCAGGATCGCCGTCCCGTCTTCGATGTAGTGGAGGCCCTTGCCAACCTTGATAAAGCGGAAGCCCTCAAAACCTTTGATGGTTGTGCGGTAAACCGTC